AACTCCTAAAGGGAAGCAGTCTTGGAGTGAGGAAGCTTTAGCTAGAATAAATAATCCTATTGCAGGATTAGTCAGGCAATATAGAACTCTAGAGAAATTAAAAAGTACTTATGTAGAATCTTTAATAGAGCCTTATGAAATCCCTACTCTACACTCTTCTTTCTGTAATTGGGGCACTTTAACAGGTAGATTATCATCTAGAGACCCTAATCTACAGAATATACCTAGAAATCACTTCAAACTATCGGACAGAAAATTCGATACTGATGAAAGACGAGATATCATAAAAAGAATAAATGCTTCTCTGACTTCTAAGGGAGGAGAACCTATTGACAATTTAGATGATGAAGTATTAGACACTTGGGGATTTATAGGAGATGAGTCTTTTGACGAAACAGATACTAAAGAAATATCTATTAGAAGGTTATTTGTACCTAGAAAAGACTACACTTTAGTTTCTTTTGATTACTCTCAAATGGAAGTAAGGGTATTTTTAAGTTATTTAAAAAATCCAAAGTTTGATGACTTATTAA